CGGCTGAAGGACCAGTTCTCACCAGTCTTGCACCAGGTTAGCGGAGCTGCAAGTGAGCACGCCAAGATACAGGGGAGACTTCAGAAATCGCTTGGCAAGACGCGAAAAAGTTTCGAGGAACTTTCGACCGGAGCAATGGTTGGCGGTGCAGTATTAGCAGGCACAATTAGTTCGGCAGTTGACCGTAACCTGGCGCTGGGAAAATCGATGGCACAGCTATCAGCCCAAGCGGAAATGTCGGGCCAGTCCATGGAAGGGATGAAAGATAGTATCAATAGAGTTACTGATTCTTCTTCACTGCTGCGCGGTGAGGTTGCCAAATTGTACAATACGGCAGCTCAGTCAGGGCTCAAGATGGGACAGATTGAGGATTCCGTTGCGACATCAATCAAATTCGCCAAAGTCGCCGCCATGGACCAGAATGAGTCAATCAAAAATATGGCGCAGATAACCAGGGCCTATACTCTGACTGCCCAGGACCAGGTTAATGCCATGGACCAGATAGGCGCAGTAGCATCCAGGACTAGAATCGGACTGGCAAATTTCCAGACGATGGTATCACATCTCTCACAACATGCAGCTCATGCAAATGTGTCAATCGCGGATTTGACCACAACTATTGGATATATGAGTAAAAATATGGGGATGACCGATGACCAAGTATCGGGAGCAATGGATAAGATGTTTAGGTCTATCGAGGGTGCTTCCCCAAAAGCGTCCAAGGCATTACGTGATATTGGCATGACTTCCCAACAACTAGCAGATGATGTTAAGACAAGAGGATTAGGACCAGCAATGGCTGATGTCGCGAAAAAAGTATCAGCAGCAGGCGGAGACGTCAAAGGAACATTGACAAAAATAATGGGCTCGTCAGAAGGTGCCGAGTTGGCAATGCAGTTAATGACACAGGACGGCATGAGTAATTTCCAAGACCTTGCTAATGTGGCTCAGCAATCGGCCGGTACAATCGGTAGGGCTCTTGGAAAACTTGGTCAAGATGCATCAGTACAATTTGGCAAAGCCAAAAATGCTCTAACTAATGCCCTGGATGAAGTTGTTGCCGGATTAATACCGTTATTAACCGTCGGTATGCAAGCAGTAGTTGGCTTGGTCAACTGGTTCAAACAACTTCCAGCCCCAGTAAAAGAAGCAGCTGGAGCAATTGCTGGTATTGCGGTTGGTATGGTCGCAGTCTCAATGGCGGTTGGCACAGTTGGTAAGGTAGTTGTCGACGGCATGAGCATGATGGTTGGTGGAGTAGGTAAGGCACGTAAGGCAATTGAAACACTTTCCAAGACGGCAAGTAGTCATAGTGGAATTATCAAGAGCGCATTAACCAGTATTGGTAACGGTATCAACAGAGCATTTTCCATGATTAATCCATCCAAGATTATTGGTGCAATCAAGAGTGTAGCTTCCGTCGTCAGTAATTTTGCATCCAAGATTGCTGGATTACCAGGCGCAATTAAGGGCGTGATGTCTCGAGTAATCAGCGTTTTCACGTCAATGCCTGGAAAGATTCTTGGCGTGGTTGGTAAGATTCGCGCAGTATTTTCTGGCGGACTAGTCAACGCGATTAAGATGGCATTCACCGCAATTCGGGCAATCATGGCGGCTAATCCAATTGGCCTAGCATTACTGGCAATATCACTAGTAATTATGCTCGTAATCACCCATTGGAAACAATTCCAAGAAGCAGCAACAGCGGCAATGAAAAAAATCGCAAGTATTGTTGGACCAGTTATTGAGCATCTCAAAAGTACATTCAATAATCTTTGGCAGACGATTTCAAGTGTTTTTTCACAAATTAAGGCAGCTTGGGAGCGGTTAACCGATAGCAGCACCGGTAACAGTGCAACAATATCGGCAATACTGGGCGTATTGGGCACAGTATTCAGCAACATTTTCACCCAAATCGTCACTACGATTGAGGTTGCTATTGACATCATTGCAGGCGTTATTGGCACACTACTCAAGGTATTGGCTGACATCATCGATTTCGTTGTTGATGTTTTCACCGGAAATTGGAGTCGAGCTTGGGAAGACGTTAAGAAAATCTTCGTTGACATCATAGATGGAATCAAGAACATTTTCAATAACGTTATCAACGACATTTCCGGAGCGCTGGACAAAATTATTGGCAAGTCTGGAGACGCAAAATCGGCGGCCCAAGACGCAGAATCAGCTGGTGGTGGAGACGGTGAAACCAATGACCATAATGCATCAGGTACAACCCACTGGAAAGGTGGTCGCACGTGGATTAATGAGAACGGACCAGAAATTGTTGACCTGCCACAGGGTACCAGAATTCATCCACACGATGAATCGCTACGACTCGAATATCAACGTGGAGTGGCAGATACTCAGCGTAACGGTGGTGGCAATATCACAATTGCTAAGTTAGCAGATTCAATTGTAGTACACGACCAGCAAGACATTGACGATATTGCGACTGCTCTGGCATATAAGCTCAAGGGCTATGCCATCAATACGATGGTTCCGACAACCTAATGATACCAAGCATTTGGAACTAGTTCAAAACTCAATAATTTTCAAGTTTTTTGGGGGTGGATAGATAATTTGCTATCTGCTCCCATTTTTTTAGTTTAATCTCAATCGGGAAAAATTTTAGAGGTGAAAAGAATATGAGCATATTAGACAATGTGGTCAATAATGCATTAGGGTCGATGATGGGCAGCAATAGTAACGCCACATCAATGAGCCTTAATGACATTAATTTCCCAGTATTACCGAGTTCCATTTCAATGAGTGCGAAGCAGAACAACAGCACAGTTAATATCAACAACTACGGTGAATTCTCAATGCTTGGAAAACAAGCACTAAAAACGATAACAATATCATCATTTTTTCCAGCCAATCAGTATGATTTTTGTGTCTGTAATATCAATGGAGCGCCCAATAAGTACGTATCTCAGGTACAGGCTCTAATGACCGCCGGCACAATTTGCCAGTTCTCATTAGCTAGCACGCCGTTGGAAATGGTTTGCACCGTGGAATCGTTTTCATATGGTTACAAAGACGGCACTGATGACATCGAATTTTCACTGACGCTGAAAGAGTACAGATACGTCGAAGGAACCGCACCAAAAGAACTGGATAAAAAGTTGGGAATTAATAAACGACCAACCAGCTTTTTCCAGAAGGTTGCGCAGAATATTAACTATTATCCTGGAGATAATCCCATGGATTGCATTAGTAGAGCTGTTGGTAAGTCCGCTGGTCAGACTGCTGCTTGCGTACCATATCTGCAGGCATATCAGTCAATCGCCAAGGGCGGCAAGTTATCAGTTGGTTCGGTACTCAATATGGCGACTGGAAAAATCAAACTGAATGGAATAACAATTCCAAAGGCTAAGCGTTACAGAACTATGTGGATTATGGGAAAAGCGGTGAAGGAAGAAATTAAAGACGGAAGTGATACTGATGTTTAATATCAAAAATGTTACCACCGGAAAGGACATTACTCCGTATCTTATCAGCGCCGACTGGAATGGAGACCTTAACCAGGCTGCCCGCAAATTAAGTTTCCAGATTGCATATACCAAGAAGGACAAAGCCTGGACCAATGCAATTATCAATGTTGGTGATAGAGTATCGTTTACCTATACTGCTGATACAGCAGCAGCTCAAGCCGAGACTAAGCAGACGCCATCATCACCAACAACCACTAAGGCTGATGCTACTAAAACTGACACCGCAAAAACTGATGCTACTAAAACTGATGCAAAAACATCAGTAAAAAATGGTTCAGCAGTGGTTTTCCAGGGAATTGTGTTCCTGCAATCTCGTAATTCTGCCAGTTTCACGATGGATTTCACCGCGTACGACAACATTATCTATCTGGCCAAGTCCAAGACAACGGTGAAATTTTCCGGTTGCACTATCAAGGATGCGATTACCCAGGTATGCAATAGCTTGGGTGTCACCGTTGGAACTATGCATGACGATTGCTCGAAATACCAAGTTAACCTGGTGGAAGATGGCAAGTCCGGTAGTGAAATTATTAAGGATTGTCTGGATGTCGCAACGGCCTGGACTGGATGGACTTATCACATTACGATGGTGGATGGCAAGCTCAATGTTGTTAGATGTGACAATACGGTCCAATCGTACAAGATAACCGATACCACTAATCTAATTGATGCATCACACAGCAACAGTATCGAGGATATGGTTAATCAGGTTCAGGTACTGGACAAGGACGGTAATGTCATGGGCTATGTGAAAAACGATGATGATATTAAAAAATATGGCCTACTCCAGGACGTCTATAAGGTTGAGGACAAAAAAAACACCCAGCAAGCAGCAAAAGCAATGTTGAAAAAAATGGCTGGTAACTCGAGCATCAGCTGCATTGGTGACATCCAATGCATCAGCGGTTATGCAGTTGACGTGACTGACGAGCAGATTAACGGAAAGTTTTTGATTTCCGCTGACAGTCACAAGTTAGCCGGGAACAAGCACACAATGGACCTAACATTGCGTTACATCGTACAGGAGAGTCAGTCTGCCGGTAGCAAGACGGAAGGCAACGTTCCGGATAGCGTCTACGTTGACCCAAAGAGCAAGAAGAAGAAAGCGGGCACATTTACTAGTAGCGGCAATCTTCCGATTGACCAAGGATTGGCTTCCGGTGCTAATGCCTGGGTAGGTACCACAATGGCCAATGGGACGGAAGGATGCGCAGAAGCGGTCGGAAAAGTTGGCAGTTGGTATTCTCCATTCCTCAAACAAGAGTGTAATGCTGGTGTCGTGTCAGTACCGCGAATGTGCGAAGATGCTGGCAGTAATTGCATTCCATTCGATTCCAGTAAGTTGGAAAAGGGTGACGTAATTGTCTATGGTAACCGCGACCATGTGGTAATTGCAGCTGGACCGTCTGGTGATTACGTCGGCAATTCCAGTGGCCAGAATCAGGTTGTCCACGGTGATGATTACACTCAGATGGGCGGTCTCTACCCAACGGAAATCATCAAGACTAGTCATATGTAACGGAGGTGAAAAAATCATGGAATTAAGCCCATACGGCGAGTTACTGGGGATAATGACATCGGTAGCTAACAACAACAACAGCCCATCATTACAGATTGGTAAGGTAATCGCACCACCGCCAGAAATTCGCATTGCCTATAATGGAATCGAATTAACTAAGGAAGAGTTATGGATTAACAGTAATCTGTTGGTTGGTTATCCGCGTACTGCTGCAGGTCACATTGTTTCAGCGACCCAGAATGCAGCAGGTGGTGGCGGTTATGCGGAATATGCCAGTCATAATCACGGTATTGATAACGATTTCACAGATTCCTGGAAATACACCGACACGTTGAAGGTTGGTGAGGACGTGTTCATTATGCCGTTTTTTCTGAATGGTGATACTCAGATGTACGCGATACTGGGTCAAGCGACCAAGCTGTAAGAGCGTATTATAGATAGGGCAATAACGGGGATAATTCCTCAAATACAGAGGTAATTCCTCGCAGACAGAGGTGATAATATGAGCAACCCTTTTGTTTTGGCTGATTCTGCAACAGAAGAAAATGTCGTTGAAAATCTGCCAGAGCTTAAAGAATTTGCTTGGGATTTTGTTCACGACGTTTTCATTTTTGACAGTACTGGAAATCACAGAATCGTTAAGGAAAATGAAGCGTTAAAAGTATGGATATATAAGACTCTCAAAACTGAGCGATACAGGTACCAGATATATCTGCACGGCGAGTACAACAATGATGCTCCGTATGGTGTTGAGCTTGAGCAGTTTATCGGAAAATATGCGAATATTCTGGCTAATGGTGAGAAAATCAAAAGTTATATCAGCGAGGGTCTTGCGGTTAATCCATACATTTCCAAGATTAACAGTATTGAAATTACCAGACAAGAAAAAGACACAATAACCATATCTGTGGACATAACGTCAATATATGGCAATCTAACGACGGAGGTGAGCATATGAGTAATTTTCCCAGCCAACACAAGGACGACATCCAACAACGCATGACAGCAGAGTATGAAAAAATCTCGGACAAGTCAGCGATTGAGGGCTCATTTTCCAGAGACTTAATCAACGCAAATTCAGTTGAATTCCAGAACGCATACGCGGAAATGGACCTTATTTCTCAGGCAGCATTTTCGGCTACGTCATGGGGCGATTATCTGACGATGAAGGCGGCAGAATATGGCATCGACCGCAAAACCGCAACTAAGGCCATAGCGGAAGTAACCGTGCATGGCAATAAAAATACTGTGATTCCAGCTGGTTCTCTTTTCCAAACGACTGATGCGGTACAATTCAAAACAGATTCCCAGACAACGACTGATGATAACGGTGACGCGAATATTTCCGTTACAGCGGTTGAGACCGGCAAAACTGGAAATGTTCTGGCTAATACAATTACCAAGATACCAATGAGCATATCGGGCATCAGTACAGTTACCAATGTCGCAGCAGCACATGACGGCTATGATGAGGAAACGGATGACGAGCTGATGGAACGTTACATGCTTAAGGTCAGGACTCCTGCAACTAGTGGCAACACATACCACTATAAGCAATGGGCATTATCAATTGATGGCGTTGGGGCGGTTAAGATTATTCCACTATGGGCTGGACCAGGCACGGTCAAGGTTATCATCACTGATAGCAATCATCACACTGCCAGCAGTGACCTAATCAAGGCGGTAGCAGATTACATCGAGACTGTCAGACCAATTGGAGCAACAGTTACGGTCGTCTCACCGGCACCACTAGCAATCAACATTAAGGCTGATGTGACTGGTACAATTAATATGGTGGTGATTAAGGATGCAATTAACACATATTTTTCCAAGGCTACTGACACTATTTCGTTGGTGTACATTGGCAAGTTATTACTGGATTCCGGGCTGACGGATTACGAAAATCTAACAATCAACGGCGATACTAAGGCAATTAAGCTGACGGATGAGCAACTACCATGCCTGGGTGAGGTGATTCTCAATGGCTGATAATAATCTTGGGAATAATCTTGGCAGTGAATTTTTGAGAAAAAATACGGTTGATTTGAAGCGTTACCTTCCAGAATTTTTGTCAGCAGATGAAACGATTTCAGACTTATCAGCAGTTGAGTCGGAAGAACACGAGCGAGCAAGACTGGCAATACAGGACTTATTCAACAATCTTTTCATCGAGACTTCCACCTGGGCTCTTGCCAAGTGGGAAGAACTATTAGAGCTAACGCCAGCAACGACTGACACATATGAGCAGCGACGTAACCGCATATTGCTCAGACTACAGAGTAACCAGACGTCAACACCAGATTACATCGTTAACCTAGCCCGTCGTTACATGTCGGCCGATTCGGAAGTATCACTGGTGGAAGACAATGAAAACTACAAGTTCCGGCTGGTCAATCGGTCTGGCAGCATACTCTACTCGGCCGACCTACTCAATGCCCTGGACACTTATAAGCCAGCACATCTCCAGTACGGAATCACGCTGGAGAGGGATATTGAGCTGGACGACAACGAAAAAATACGCACTGGCATTATCAACACATCGGCCGGTATTAAGCATATTGACCTGCCAGATGTGCCAGAGCCGCCAATCAATGCAACTGCCGGCGTCGTCATGATGCGCGCTGGTGTACAACATATGACAATCAATCAACCAGAGGGCTGGCACAACACGACTTATGTTGGAGTGTACAGACACAAAACTGGAAAAATTACAATCGGAGGGATTAGATAATATGGACAATATCAGAGGTACACAGCTGACATATGCAGGCCTCAATCTGCTAGCATACTGTCAGACAGGCAACGAGCTTCATTTCACGCGCGTCGTCATTGGTGACGGCAAAGTGGACGCGAGTCAGAACTTACGCCAGTTAACTGGACTCGTTTCGCCAAAGTTAACGCTGCCGATTAAGAGCGTTAAGGTAACCGGTACTGGCACGACGGTCATGGAAACTGAGTTGAAAAATCAGAACCTGGTTCAGGGCTTTTTCGCCCGCGAAGTTGGTATTTTTGCGACTGGTTCTGACGGCAAAGAAATCCTGTACGCGGTCAGAAATACAGGCGATGATTCAGAATACATTCCGGCTGGCGGCGGTAGTGAAATCTGGGACCTAATCTATGACGTAGTTACAGTAGTCGACCAGGCTGATAATATCACCGCAACAATTAATGGCGATATTGCGTACATTACTCGCGTAGACTTTAAGGAGCATTCTGATAATGAAAATCACCCGTACTATGGCGCAGATGTTACCAGCACGGATAATTTCTATGTTGGTCAGAATGATAATAAGTTGCACAAAATGAGTACCGTTGATACGCGTCGGTTAATTCTGGGAGACGAAGCATCAACAATCCCAGTCATGCGCGCCAGAATTAACCAGCTGGAAACTGAACTGGACAACGTTACGCTGGAAATGGTCGCCAAAAACGAATGTCCCGACAGCAATCTTTTACTTAGTGAAGATTTTAAAAATCCCGATTTAGTAGACCAATATACCGTAAAAGTAAATAGCGCGGTTGCAGGTGATAATGGTATTGATATAGAGACTGATTCAGCGGTTATTACAGGCAGTTGGTATTGGATTTCAGACGGTATCAATTCTGAATACATTCAGATTAAATCTGTTATCAAAAATGGCTCAGTTTATCGTGTATTAGCTACTGACAACCTTAAAAACACTTACAATTTGCCTGCAACCTACATGTATCGTACAACCAGTTTAGTTTTGGACGGTACGGCTTCAGGGTCAGGAGACAGAAAAGGATTCCAATGGAAGCCGACGACAGTTTGGAAAGGCGTTATTTCTAACGTTGCGGAAACTCAAAAACTTGAAACCACGCAGGACAAAGCAGCAGATTATACAGTCACTGGTGATGGTGCTTTTTCGTCTGATGGATTCTTCACATTACAATAACGGAGGTAATACAATATGGCTTTTGATGCAAAAAAATATGGCGGTTATGGTACTGGCGCACTTGGTGATGTTGCTAATCCTACAGGCCAGATTAACAGCTATGCTAATGTAACTGCATATACTCCAACTACAATTACAATTGGAGGACCAGCAAATGGTAGTTATGGCACTTTTATTGCTGGCCAGGAAATTTTAGTGCATGTTTCAGCAACAAATGGCACTAGTACAGATACAACTTATTTGGGTAAATATATGACTTGCAAAATCACGGCGGTAGCAGGTAGCGTATTGACTGTTGATAATGATTTCACAGTAATTATGCCTGTAACTGAATTTGCTAAATATCAAGTACAGGTTGTAACAATTGCGCAATTTGGCAGTTTAACGTTATCTACTGGTACGGTAACGCCACTTGCTTATTCTGTAAGTAATAAATACGGCGGTATCGTAGCAATCAAGTGCAAAGATACGCTTACAATGTCAGGTGGTAGCATTAATCTTGTAGATAAGGGGATTCCTGTTGCATCCGTTGCCTATCGTCCAAAGACCACGCAGGAGACACAAGGTACGCTTGACGCAGATAAATATGCTGGTTGGGAAAATCATATCACCGTAAGACAAATGTTAATGAATTGTGGTGACGGCGTTGCTTTTGTTATGGTAAAAAACTTTGCTCAGACTGGCACGGTATCAAGAATCGGCGGTACTGTTGCAGGTGCTCAATTTTGCCGTGGCGCGTCCGATAGTGCTGGTTTAACAGCAGGTACGACGAATATCGGCGGTAGTACGATTCTTTTGATTGCGGATGGCATGAGCGGTTTTGACCCTTCAATTATTTCAAAAGTGCGTGCGACAGCAGGACAGGGATTAGGACGTTGCTATATTGCAAGTAATAACAAATTAAAAGCTGATGAAGGTTTATATGCTTATGATTGCGTATCAAATAATACAAGAGTTATGAAAAGCTTAAATATTAAAGATTATGGTACAGGCAGACATAACGCCATTTCTTCCACGCCGACACATCCGCTTAATAATTATGCTCTGTTAACCAGCGTTGATAGCACAGGAAAAGTTATTACTTATTCAAATCTTACAACTAATGGTATGGCAACTTTTGATACTGGTAGTGGTATTATGATTCACGTTTCAAAAGTAACTAGCACGGATTATACATATATCAATAAGTTTATGCTTGCTAAAATTGTTACGCATGATACAACGAATAAGCAAATTATCATTGATAAAGAAATAAGTGCAATCATTCCTTTAACCAGTATTGCGAATTATAATATTCAGATTGTATCAGTATTCGAGCCAACAGCATTAACCATGAATACACAATATACGGCAACGACAGCATGGAATAATACAACAAAAACAGGCGGTATTTGTGCAATCATGGCAAGCACGAATATTGATTTAACTAACGGCGGTATCATTGTTAAAGATAAAGGCGGTAATGTAGCATTTACTGAAAATGACGCTTTTGCTTATTATGGACAAACTCAGTGTAATGACGTTTTACCGTTAGGCAGTTATGGCGGTGCTATTTTCATATCAACTCCATTACTTAAATTAAATTCTGCAAGCAGATTAGGTAATACATGGGACGGTGCAGGTGTTAGTAAATATAGTATTACTAGTGGACAAAAAGGATATGACGGCGGTACTTGGTATAATCCGGGTGGTGCAGGTGGAATTGGTAAAAGGGTAAACGCGCCCGTTAATGTATCTATCGTTATTATTGCCAATCAGATTATTGGCGCGAATATACATGCAATCAGTACAGGCGGTGCTGACGGGTCAGACGCTTCGAAATTCTTTGACGATAACGGCCGCGACGCAAATCCTGGCCTTGCTGGTGCTGGTGCTGGTGTAGCTGGTGCAGGTTACGGCGGTTCAGGCGGTAACGGTACAAGCCCACAGAGTGACGGAAGAGGACACGGCGGTACTGGTGGTTTTGCTGGTGCTGGCGGTGGCGGTGGCGGTCAATGCGGAATGTCAGGCCGTGGTGCAGGTGGTGCAGGTGGTAATGCAGGTTGCAACGGTGGTGCAGGTTGGCATCCAACCGATTATGCAGGAGCAGGAAGCGGCGGTGGTGGCGGTATACCGTCAGGATATTGCTTTATTTATTGTAACAGTGTAGAAAATGAAGACGTTTCAGGGGTGGTTATATAATGTTAACAGTTAATACAATGAGATACGGCACAGATAATTTTGTGTTTCGTAAGCAGACACTTTTAACCACGTCTAAGGCGTGGGATACAACAGGAAAAACGGATATTGAAGGTTTTGAGTTAGCAGGTATTGAGCCTGCCGATTCCAACCGCCGTGTTATTTTTCAGGTAGACAATAAGTATTACAAATTCGATTCCACACAAAACCTTGTTGAATATACTGATACAGTTGATTTTGATAGTATTCTAGTTAGTGGTAATACAGTAGAAGAATTGTCAAAGGTAACAGCTATTCCTGCATGGGTTGGAAAGAAAATCTATCCAATCATTGCGTTGGATTCTGCACCGGACGCAACGGTTTTTCCTAGCATTAAGATTGCGCTAAAAACACGTTGTAACCAAGACCAATATCAAAAAAGCGAAGAATCAGCAGAATATACATTGGCTAATGCGAGTGATAAAGCATTACCGCGAATTATCGACGTAACACCTTCAGTAATTGTCACCGGTAAAGCTACGGCAACGGTACAAGTGGCAGTTAGAGACAATAATGGCACATGGTCTAGTTATATGTCATTGACGGACGCAAAAGATAAGCAGTGTTCAGCCGTTAAGTACAAAGCAACTTACACTGTCACGACGCTGGACGGCACAGACAGCGCACACGTTGACTCAGTAACGATTCGTTATGCTAATGGGTCAGCGGCAGTATCAGGAGATACGGCGGAAATCTACTCAATCACAAACAACTATGAGGACGGCCTCCAGTATTGCCAGGCACTTATCAAACATAAGGCATTGATTGATTCACAGATTAAGGCCTATATCAGTTTCCGCAATGAGCCGAAAACTAGAAAAATGGTTAGCATTGGCACGGGTAATGGCAAGGAACAGACACTCATACTCGGCGTTTCAGGTATTGCTGACAACGGTATCAACCAAAATAAATTGTCAATCTACGTCGATGGGGAATTGTTCTATAACTACAGTTACAATACCGAAACGTCAGAAATTACGCTAACGGTTGATAACGGTGCGGCTATTTCAGCAAGCTACGAATATGGCTGGGAGCCGGAAACCTGGCTGGAAATGACTGCTGGTGCAGTTGAGCCATATCATGACAATTCAAGTATGTATTCTTCAAGATTCACTTACACGCTTGCGGATACCAGCGAAAAGAAAACAATTTCCAATGTGAAGTTCGTGCTCTACAGACCGCAGGGTCACGTTGATTCTGCAAGTCTCGGCAAGGCAAGCGGCAACCGTCAGGTAATGGTATTACCACACATGGCTAAAAAAGAAACGATTGTATGCAACGGCAGTTGGAGTTATGACGAGGACACCAAGGTATTAACTGTCGTCGCGACCAAGGACACAGACCTTGTTATCAGCTATGATTGGGTTGGCGAGTCTCAGGAAGTCTATGGTTATACCGCAGGCTGGTCTGTCGTAGCTTAATTATTAATTTTGCGGGGGAGAGATTAAATTCTTTTCCCCTTATTTATTATGAGGTGAACAAAATATGGGTATGAAAATTATCAATAGTGTCTCCAAGGCACAGAAGGAGAAACAGGCACAGAAGACTGATATGCAGGCAATGCAGGCAGCAATGGCCATGATGGCGCAGCAGTTAGCGACAGCTCAGGCACAGCTTGCAGCAGTTACCACAACTAAGACCACCACAACTAAGACTGACGAGGTGAAATAATCATGGAAGCATTAGCAGTAGCAATGGCACCAATCTATTACAGCCTAATTGTTAACGCACATTACATGACGACTGATGATATACCGGCGGTCTACCGTTCCGCTTATGACGATTATGTTGCGAAAAAAGCAGAAAAATCAGCAGAATAACTAATGCCAGATTGAGTAAGGGAGGCAGACACGCATGAGGTGAAGACATGAGTATAGAAATAATTGCGACAACGATAGTCGCTGTTGTAACAGTCTTTGGTTTTTTTGGCGGGGCAGTCAATTATATCGTTATCAAGCCACTAGCCAATGGAATCAAGGCATTACAACTCAGCATAGATAAATTCGCTGCTCAGATTGAACGGCAAGAAGACCGACAGCGGGCCATGGATAACCGCTTATCAGTCGTCGAGACAAAAGTTGACATTTTGGAGCACAAGTAATTATCAAGGAGGGACAGATACAGTTTTTTGTATCTGTCTTTTTTTCATTTTTGGAGGTGATGATTTTGTGAACAAGATATTGAGTTGGATGAAACAACATAATTTAACTGAATTAAGTATTGCAACAATCCTGTTATCAATAATTTATCTTGTTGCCTGGTTCTTCAACGGTTATTTGGGTTATCACTTTAGCTGCTCAGATTTAATAACGTTTTACAGTATCATCGTTATGAAAAATCTTGGCAGTCATACGATTAATTCAGTTTTCAACTCGAATCGAGGGGAAATGCCTGGAAAGGATAATGGAGATGACAAAACATGAACTGCTTAGAATTTACAATGCTATACAATAGTTTTTATGAGTTTTATTTTGAGGCGAAAAAAGCTGGTTTCTATCTTGAAGAATTGGAAAAGATGCGCATTTCAATTGACGAAATGTATACATCCTATTTTATCAAGTGAAGGAGGATGATTAAAAATGGGAATTGAAGAACTTGCAAAAGAAGTTGCTAATGGTTTAGTTAACACGGGCGTAGAAGGCGGCTTTGAATGCGTTACATGTTCAACTGCCGGCGACTATCCTAGTTGTGGATGCTCACAGTGGGAAGGCAATCGTGCGAACAATCTACTATCAATGATTGATGGCGGCAGCCATTATGCTAATCGTTCTTATAGCGATATTGAAAACGCTGGAGAATTAGATGCACTGTCTGCATTACTAGATAGTGAACAAGGTCAGCAGGCGCAACTTAATTTATTAGCTTCTGATGCTGTTGATTATGTAAATGCGGCTATTGATAATGGACTTACAGATGCACGTTGCGTTATCTTTGCTGGTATTTGGGGCCCAACATCTACATATATCGAAGGCCTATTTATCAAGAACCGTATTGCACGCGGTTATGATATTGCTGCAAATCTTGAGAACCTATATCATGTATGGCATGACCAGTATACAGATGCTGCCGGCGTTGGCGAACAGTATAGAGAAGGCTATGAAAATAGAGCAGATAACACATACAATTATGTTGCTAACCTGGATTTATCTGCATACGGTTATTAATTAATTCATTATATGTTTATATCGAGGTAATTTTAATGCGAATTGTAACATTATCAGAACTAAAAAATCTAGCAGAACAGTCTAAGGACGGATTATGGACGGCAGCACAGTCTCAAGGAAGAGACCCTAATATTTGTGTTCATTGGACAGCTTGCCCGTATGACAAACAGTTCGATGATTATCATATTAATATTGATGGAAATTGTAACATTTATATAACAGAAGATAACTTAGCTGTTCCTCTTGCACATTTATGGCATAGGAATACCGGCTCAGTTGGTGTTACTCTTGATTGCGCGGTTGGAGCTACAACGACTGATTTAGGCAGCCAGCCACCAACAGCAGAACAGATTGAGACTATGAGCAAAGTTGTTTGTGTGTTAGCTGATGCTTTCGATTTGACAATCGATGCGGAACATGTAGGTACTCATGGTGAATATGGTGATACGCTCTATGACGAATCGGAAGCATACGGGCCATTACATACAGTTGAGCGCTGGGACCTGGAATTTTTAGGCACAGCAGAATCGCCAGTATATAACCCGACTGCAACTGATGGAACGCGCGGCGGTGATATAATCAGAGGTAAAGCTAACTGGTATCGCAATAACAATTTAAGTAATAGCTTATAATCTTTATGGAGAACAGGTAAAATTTATCTGTTCTCTTTTTATAATTATTTTTATTTATAAACTTATATATAAAGTATGTTGTAAATAAAAATAAGGACGGTAGAAATAAAATGTCACTAGAATTAACAAATGAGTATAAAGATATTGCAGAGAAGCTGCAACAGAAATACCCAGTAAATTTTGATTATCTTGATTTTGATAAAATATTATTTTTAGTAGAAACAGAAAAAGTTCCGAAGGGAAAGTATGCTGAATGTAGGAAAGTAATGGCACCATATAATTTCTTGACAGAATATAAATTCATTATTACTTTCTATGAAGGCAATATGATAGGTCTTACTGAAGCACAAAAAGTAATGACAGTATTCCATGAATTGCTTCATATCGATACTGATTTTGAGAAGATTCGTAAACATGATATTGAAGATTTTAGAGAAGTAATTATGAAAGCTGGCAGCAATCCATTCTGGGATATTGACCCGAATCTTGGTAATATTTTAGATGATGATGATATGTCTGCACAGCCACAACAAGTAGCAGCACCAGTTAGTCAAGAGTCTGCCGACGATGACGATGATGATTCCGGCGAACCAGAAATTTTATAA